CCTGAAATCTGTTCTGCGGTATTGATGTACATACTCTCTCCATAATAATATCTCAAGATCTCAATCGGAGCATATCCCTGATCACCTAAGTATTTAGAACCCCACTGTGTCATCCACTCTGCAAGTGCGTATAAACTAAAAAAGAAAAGGCTAAAAATTATGTGGCTGTATGAATTAAGTATAGCACAAAAAATACTTTTGTGATAACATATCAATGTTGTCGCACCCAATCTGGCAACAGAAAGGGGGTTTCAGCTTGGAAAATTTGCTATCATTTATTATGTCTGTATTGGCTAGTGTAGTTGCCTACTACCTATGCAAATGGTTAGACAGGCATAAATAGCGTACAACCTAACCGTGGATCTTGTCCCATTATAGACAAGAAAAAACCCCAGTATTGCAGTACTGAGGTTTTTTCTTTTTTGTTTCAACTTGAAACATATGCTATCATTTTGCCTACTGGCATTATAGCATATGTATCTCGGAAAAACAATATACATGATTTCTAAAAACATCTGAATGATCTAATCTTCTTTTATGTAATAGTGAAAATCTAATGTTTTATTCTCTTTGTCAAATACAATTTTTTTAACGATCGAACGGATTGCAGCTTGCTTTTCATCCTTGCTGCATTGATCAGATACCAGTATGTCATAAACACCACGAATCTTATTAGGAAGTTCATTGGATCCTTTTTCCTCTTCGCCATGATTCTGTAATTGCTTGAGAAGAAGTTCTCTTTCTTGCTGAATTTGTTCTTTATTGCTTTTGTATTCTGCCAAAGAATCAACGCCATTCAAATATGCCTCTTTGATCCGAACTTCTCTGGCATCCAAACGTTTCAACTGAACGTCCAGGATATCCTGTTGATTTTCAACAACCTTTTCTATACGTTCGCATTCTATGTAGGATTTGTTCATATCTTCTTTTAAGACATTTAAAATCAACGGAACAAGCTTCTTTTCAGAAATTCCATGAGAAACCATACATTTTCCCTTAAGGTATTTATAACATTGAAAATTAATGTAGGTGCGATCGCGACGATATTGTACAGACGTAGAAAGAGAAGCACCACAGGAAGAGCATTTGACAAGCCCGGACAGCCAATGTCGATGCTTTGATACTGGTTTTCCGTTTTTAGGACGATACTCATTTTTTAAACGTTCGTTTGCTCGATCCCAAAGTTCTTCGGACACGATAACAGGAACTAATGGAGATTTTACGATGATCCATTCGCTTTCATCATTGACAACACGTGTAGTACCATTTGCATAATTCCATCTAAGATATCCTTTATAAATTGGATTTTGGATAATATACCTAATTGCGCGAGCTTCAAAAGCTCCACCCTTCTTGGTTTTGTAGCCTAAGCGATTCAAATGACGAGCGATCTCATAAAATCCCATCCTAGTATTGGCATATAAATTAAAAATCATGCGAACGATATTTGCCTGATCTTCAACAACGACTAGACCTAGTCCTTTTTCTACCTTGTATCCAAAAGCCGGAGATGCCTGGAAATTTCCACGAAGGGCGTTTTCGGTCATTCCTCGCTTAACATCTTCCCCTAACTGAATAGAAAAGAATTCGTCAGTCCACTCGATAATACGTTCAATCAGATCCCCGTAGATGTCTTTTGTCGTCTGCTGAGTGGTGCTGATAACATCAACCTTGCATTTTTTACGAAGCATAGATTTATAAAAGATACTTTCTTCCTGGTTCCTTGCAAAACGATTAAATTTCCAAAGAAGGATTGCTTCAAAAGGGGAAGGCTTCATTTTGGCAAGCCCGATCATTCGTAAAAAGTCATGACGTTTCTTTGCTTTCCTTCCAGAAATTCCGCTATCTATAAAAACAAATTCGTCAGGCACATAATAACCCTGAGCATCTGCCCAGGTCCTAATAAAACGGAGCTGTGCATCTGGAGATAATTCTTCCTGCATGTGCGTGCTGACTCTTATATAAGCAGCTGCGATCTTTTTCATAGTAAATCACCTTTTCCTTTTTACAAAATATTAAAATTGGGTACAAAAAATACACCCTTGCAGGATGCCAAGAAAAAATGATATACTTTAAATGTCCATGTAAAGTATCTGTCATTCCCGACAGATGCAAGAGATTTTCTTAAATGCCGTCCAGTTGCAGCTGGGCGGTTTTTTTATTTTTACGCAATAACATATTTATTGCGAAGTAATATTAAATTGTAATACTGTACACTCTAATAACCAGGAGGTACAGCTATGAACGTTGAAATTGAATATCGGCTCTGGAAGATCAGAACGGATAAAGGCATAAGTAGTGGGCAACTAGCAAAACTATCGGGCGTAGGAAAAACTACGATTAACGATATTGAAAACGGACGTCATAATCCAACAGTTTATACGCTGTGCCTACTTGCTAGAGCACTGGACGTAGCTCCAGAAGATCTTTACACATACCGATTTATACCATAGCTCGACATGCCGAACATATCGGCGAAAACCCTCAAAAATACCAAAAAAAGGTATATAATTTAGAAAAACAAACAAATGATAAACAATTATAAAGAATATATAAAGATGATCATTTGAATGAAAAACTATGCTATACTATCCCTAAGCTGAATGAGATATACAGAGAAAAGAAAGCCATTTGGCATGGCCAGCTCCAATACCCTTAGCAAATGGGAAGAAAGGAGGGCGTATACATATGTCAGAATGGTATAAAAAAGAAATAACAAAGATGCTCGCTATGATTGATGACGAAGAGTATCTGAAGAAGCTGTACATCATCATCAGCAATCACAACGAAAAGGAAGCTTAGTCTTCCTTTTTTCTTTTTGCCATTCTTTCTGCAAGCAAAGCAGTGTAATCACAAATAGCTTGTTTGCCTTTATCATCCAATTCGTTAAATGACACCATCATATCCAAGATCAGATCATAAAAAGGATTAGACACTTCTAATAATTGGGCCAGTGTCTCGGAAACTTCATTTTTAAAAGGCAGAAACATGTCACCTTCTCCAGATCTAAGCCAATATTCATTTACATTAAACTCACGGCAAATTGAATTGAACATTCGATCGGTAAGAGAGTTTTCATTTTTTTCAATTTTTGAAATGGCAGTTTTGCCGACACCTACTCTTTTACCAAAATCGGATTGGGTAAGTGATAATTCTTTTCTTAACGTACGAACTCGTTCAGCTTGAGTCATCTAATACACCTCCTTTTAAATATACAATAACACGGAGATGAAAGAAAATCAATAAAAAAGTCCACTAAAGGGATAAAACTGTTGACAAAGTCCACTAAAGGTATTATTATGAAGCTGTAAGGGACAAGAAAAATGATATAAGCAACAAGATAACGAAGCACCAGGAAAGGAGATGAGAAAGAATGTGGATCTCAAAAAAGAAGTATTTGGAAATGAAAGAAAGAATGAAACAGTTAGAAAAAGATAAAAAAGAACTTCAAACCCAGTGCGGTAAAAATCAGCAAAAGGGTTTGAAGTATAAACCGCCATATCATTTCAGAAAAGAATTACCGGAAAAAATTATGATTCGTCGATATTAGGAACGACTTTTGAAAAATTCATTATAAAAACGTTGAAGTTTAGGATAAAAATTTCTCAAATCAATAAGATCTTTTTTAATAAGATCTTTGGTATCTCTTGAATAATTAGGAGAATCAATACATTCTTTGCCATACTCAATAGAATTTTTAACAGCATGATTAATAAGGTCAATTTCATCGTAAGTAAAAAGCAGATCAGGGCAAAGGCTATCTGGGGAAATAGAAATTATCTCGTTAGAACTAGGATCGTTTGGATTACACGCATCAATGCTTTCATAGTCAGAAACATCAAAATCCGGACTTTCACATTCGACAGGAACATTAAAAGACAGAAGCGCCGGCGAATCGTCTTCTTCCGGATATTCGTCCAATTCAACGAAAGCGTGACCATCCTCGATCATTTCGCCAAGTTTCAAGAGGATGTCAGAAATTTTATAAACAGCCATGATTAAACTCCTTTCAAGCTGAAACAATAGTAACAATACACTTATGAGTATAAAGGAAATGGATGAAGACATCAAGAAGGGAGAATGAAAACAACAGGCAGCAGATGGATCAACACTCTGCCCGATCGAAACGAAGGCAAATTGTTGCCTTCCTACTACGATCCAAAGAAAAATCCTCTAAATGGAAACCTCCCCTTAAAAAATAATCATTATCATGTGAATGAATCGGGCGGAGTGTTGATTCATCTGCGATACAAAAGAAAGAAGGTGAGAAACATGACAGACAGAGGAAAAGAGCTAATGAAAGAAACCGTCGAAAATTTAAAGAAACTGGACAAAGAGTCCATGATGCTAGTAAAAGCAAGCATTGACATCCTGATCGCAAGGCAGAAGATGGACGAGAAGAATCCGACAAATGCAGCATAACAGACAAGCAGGAATAAATAAACTGGAAAGGGAGGAGGGAAACGTATGGAAGGATACACAGTAAGAAGATTCGTAAATGATAAGGAAGTAAGAGAACTTACACCAGAACAAAAAAAGATGATGGCCCTGACAGTGATCAGAGCCATCGGAGCAAAAGAAAAGAAAACGGCCCGGTAATATTCCGGGCAGAAAGGACAAGCTACAATGAGAGATGAATTTTTGTTTAACTGCGAAAAAGAGATTATGGAAGCAAATCTGTCCTTAATGTGTGGACAGAAAGAAGATGGATTGAAAAAAATAAAGAAAGTTTCAGACAACATAATGCAGGAGATCGGAAACAGCATACACCCATTTACAACAAACACTTTACCATACGTGATCGCAGCGTTAAAAGTTCTGGCGAACAAACTGGAAGAGAAAACAAATGGAGAATGGGAAAACACGATCAAAGGTGCAGAAAAGCTAATGAATACAATAGATGTGATACAAAAAGAAGAAGAGGTACAAATATGCAAGAAAAATTATTAAAGACAGTAATGGCCGCGATGGAAATAAAAAAAGAAAGCACAGAAGATAACGTATTGCCTGCATTGATGGTTGAGCATGCCAGTATTGAAGCCGCAAGAGACATAAATAATTATGTAACACCTTGCAGCGATGCTACAGCACCAATCACTGTTGCAGCGCTGAGATATGTTGCGGACATAATTGAAAAAAACTTGCTAGATGTAGAACAGGCCGAAATTGCAAAAAAGACACAAGAAGCATTGCATAGATCAACGACGGTGATGAAAGAGGAGAAAAAGAAGTGAAAAAAGAAAACAAAAAAAGTGCCATGGAATCAGCAGACACCACAGCACATAGCTAAAAATTCAATTACAGTATATCACAGAAAGAAGAAAAAAGAAACAGGAAAATGAAACAATGAGACTGACAATGAAAAACCACAGATCCGACACGTACAGAGCGTCCTTGATCCGCGTAGATAATAACTGCACGATCGGAGACGTTGTGAACAAACTTGGAAGATACGAGGACATATGTGATGATCCGGAGAGATTGAAAGAAATGGTAAAAGAAAAAGGCATCCCGGAACAGTGATCGGGATGCCTTTTCAATGCCATATTGTGGATTAAAAAAACCACAAATATATTGTAACAAATTAAAAGCGAAAAATCAAGGAAATAAGCGGTTCGAATCCGCTTTTCTAACTCGATAAAAGTATTAGGTTTGAGTAAATACTAATAGATTAAACGAACAGTACCAGGAGGAAAGACAAATGCCATATTGGATTAGAAGAGTGTACGCAGGTAAGACAGTAGAAATTAAGAAGTACTATAGCCGAAAGCATAAACCAAAGGAGAAGAGAGCAAAAACTGGAGAGCCAAGTAGACCAGAACAAGAAGAGGTAAATATCAGAAGACAAACAGAGCAGCTGAGGTGGAAATTAAATTGTAACTTCCAAGCAGGAGACATGTTCATAACATTTTCCTACAGAAAAGACGAAAGACCAGACACATACAAAGAGATGTTGAAGCAAAAGGACAAGCTGATCAGAGATCTAAGGAAGCAGTATAAAAAGATTGGAAAAGAATTTAAGTATGTGTATGTACTGGAAACAGGAGATAAAGGTGCAAGACATATACACATGGTAATCGAAAGCATGGATACAAAAACAATAAAAAAATGCTGGGATCGTGGACGAATCCACATCAGGCTTCTTGACGACACAGGGCAGTATGGGAAACTAGCATCCTACCTGGTAAAAGAAAAAGGACGTAAAAAAATGGAGAAATACGGAGGTAAGACATACTCCCCCATCTAGGAATTTAAAACAGCCACACATCGAAAAAGATGTGATTTGGGAATGTGATTTCTTCAGAGAAGATGCAAAAAGTCCAAAAGGATACTACATAGACAAACGTCACGATGAAAACAACGGTGGAGTACGAAAAGGAAGTACAGAAAGAGGATATAAATTTGTAGAGTACATTCTAGTTCAAAACGGATACAAATCCTGGAACATAGATGATGGAGGGTAAAGAATGAGTAGAGCGAGAAGACAACAGTACATGCTAAGAACAGAAGCAAGTGAACAAGAAGCAGTGATCACAATTTGCAAATTCATGGAGAATCGTTATCCGGAACTGAAACTATTGCATCACTGCCCAAACGGTGGGAAGCGTGATCGCGTAAGTGCAGCAGTCCTGAAACGACAGGGAGTAAAGGCAGGTGTGCCTGATCTGCACCTTCCAGTGCCAAAAGGACAGTATGCATCTCTGTACATCGAAATGAAATACGGAGATGGGAGACTGCAAAAGGAACAGAAAGATTTTTTAAAACAGGCAGCAGACTATGGAAACTTTGTTGCAGTCTGCTACAGCCAGGAGATCGCGCTCAAAGTGATCGAAGAATATGTGAAGCTAAATCAATGGGACGCCATGCCGATTGAGAACAACCAAGTAATCAAAACAATGGCAGAAATGGAGTAAAAGATGGCAAAAACAATCAAATTTATAGGAATGCTAGACTATTCGGACAACATAGAAGAAGTAATGTCTGTCGAAGAATATATCAAAAAAGCTACGGAAAAAGGATACAAGATAGAAGTGAAAAGGATACCAGGAAGTATAATGACAGAAATGAGAATTTATAAAGAAATTGAATATAAGGAGGCGAAATAAAATGATAGCAAGAAAATGTGATATATGCGGTAAATTCTTTTTGCCGTATTTGATCGATGCGAATCGAAGAAAAGCTGAATATTATGGAATTGCAGAAAGAATAGAAAGCATTGATTGTGGTGGAAAAACAATAAATAGATATGATCTTTGCGAAGATTGCCATAGAGCATTTAAAAAAATAGTAAAAAACAACAAAGAAAATTAAAAAGCAATAAAACAGCCATATTAGGAGGAAAAACCATGAAAGTAATTGGAGTTGGAAATTTAAAAGGTGGAGTTGGGAAAACGACCACATCAACGTCACTGGCGTATCTCCTGGGAAGATACGGAAAGAAAGTGCTGGTGATAGATGCAGATGCACAAGGAAATGCTTCACAGACAATGGGCGCATATAATCCAGACGAAGAAGGACTTGCTGGAATCATGTTGGGAGATAAAAGTGCAGAAGAAGTGATTAAGCGCACAAGATATGAAAACGTGGACATCGTAACAGCAAACATGTGGCTGATGAAAGCGAATGCGAAGATACTAAACAGTGAGGAAAACCAGATTGATCGCATTGAAAACATGTTAAAAACAGAATGTATCCACAGTAAATATGATTATGTAATATGCGATTGTGGATTATTACTGGATATAACAGTAATAAATGTGATTAAAGCAGCAGATATGTTGATAATTCCGGTAAAGGCAGGCGGATATGGAATCAAAGCAGTTGAAAATATGATTGATCAAACAAAAGGACTCCATGAAGGGCAGCAGGTCAAAGTCTTAATGACGATGAAAACTGGAAACAAAACAAACAAAGAAACAGCAGTATGGCTGAAAGACATGTACAAAGATAAGATGTTTAAAACAGAAATCAGAAGATCAGTCGTTGCAGAAAAAGCAGAAACAGCCGAAAAGCCGATTCCAGCAATGTCACAAGGAAGTAATACAGCAAGAGACTATAACAGTGTAATAAAAGAGATCATGAGTGAAGAAGAATGGAATGAAGCTCAGGAATACATAAAAGAGAAACGCAGAAATAAGAAAACCGGAAGATTCCAGAAGATAGATTAAGAAAGGAGGGAGAAAACATGGCAGGATTTAGCGTCATAGACGTGCTGAACCAAAAGAGTAAGGAAGGAATCGAAGAGAAGCCGAAAGCAAGATTCAGGACAAAAGACATTGACATCTATAACATTTACGCAAACGAAGACAACATAAGCGATCAGAACGGCATCGACGAAAAGGCAGCAGAGATCAAACTGATTGGTCTCTTGCAACCTCTGGAAGTGATGTACGCACCGAATGAGAGTGGAGAAGAATACCGCTTGATTGGTGGAGAACGAAGATGGCGAGCATTGAGGAAACTGGTAGAGGAAGAAAATCTTCAGGAATTTAGAGAAGCCACATGCCATATCAGAAAACCACGAAACAAGAATGAAGAAGTGATAGAGATATGCATATCAAACAGCTACAGGAGAGTATCTACAGAAAAAGAACTAAAAAGAATACAAATGCTGATGGATGCTCTAGCAGATGCAAAAACAAAAGGCGAGCAGATTATGGGTTACGATCTGCAATCTGGAAGGTTAAGAGACATTGCGGCCGAAATAACAGGAAAGAAACCGACACAGATCGCAAATGCAATGAGCATCAACAACAATTTGATTCCGGAGCTGAGAGAACTCCTAGAACGGCAGGAAATCAGCTTTTCGACAGCAGTTGAGATTGCAGGACTGGAAGAAGATGAACAGGAAGAAATATATAGCTGGTATCCAGATAAGATCATAACTGTAAAAAAGATAAGAGAATACAAGCAACGCATCCTGGAAGAACAACAGGAAGCAGAGCTAAAGGAATCAAGACAGGAAGCAGAAGCGGATGAAACCGAAGAAGAGGAAGAAGCAGAGATTGAAGGACAGATGGAAACGGAAAGAGACTATCCGGAACACTGTCCGGATCAGGATGAATTAGAAAAACAGGCATTAGAAGCGTTTGCAGAGAGAATTCAAAGGGATATTAATAGGCAAAATATAAAGAATTCATTGGAATTAAAAAAATACATGGAAGAACGATATAAAAATGCCGGAGGAACATTACGTGGAACAAACGGATTCGACGGATGGTACGACTGCACAAATGGATTTATAACGTTGGCTGCTGATAATGGTGACGATGATCCTTTTCATGAGGTTGTAAAAAGGACAATTGTCAAGATGGCAGATACAATTAGCAAACTAATCAAATTTGACAAAGAAGAGCGAAGGACGGAACGCGTGGAGATTCCGCAGACGAACAAGGTGGAAGTACCAGGAAGTGAATCAGACGGGCGAAGACACCGCCTAAAACTTGCAAAGATGTTCTTCGATGCAGTGGATACGGGAAAGAAGTCATTCGAACTGCAAAAAAACGACAGGAACTATCAGATCGGGGACATCCTGGAACTGCACGAGATGAGTGATGGAGAAGAAACAGGAAGAGTAACAGAGAAACAAGTGATCTACATCCTAGAAGGATTTAAAGGATTAGAAGAAGGATATTGTATCCTGGGACTCTCAGAAGTGGAGGATATATGAACAAAGTAATGTTAATGGGCAGATTAACCAGGAAGCCTGAGATAAGTTGGAATGAAGACGATCTGTGTATAGCAAGATTTACTTTAGCGGTAGATCGCAGATTTAAGCGAGAAGGGCAGCAGGACGCAGACTTTATCGGATGCGTTGCATTTGGTAAAGGGGCAGAATTTGCAGACAAATGGCTGGATCAAGGAACTAAGATTGTACTAGAAGGAAGAATCCAAACAGGAAGCTATACAAAAACAGACGGAACAAAAGTGTACACGACGGAGATCGCGGCAGAAAGCATGGAATTCGCAGAAAGGAAAGAACAATGATCGAAGGGATAAAAAGGATAAGAAAAGCATTTAAAAGAATAACAGAAAGAATCAAAAAAACAGAAACGGCATTCGATACAAAAACGGATCAAGCACTGAGATTATCGGAAAATCTTGAAAAGATGAAAGAAGTGAGAAAGAAAATGATGGTAACAGGAGAAGAGATGTCTAAGACATTAGAAGAAAAATCCAAGCAAATAAACAACAATATGAAAGAAGTAGTGTTTGGAGATGGGAAACGACCAATAGTGGTACCAGGAATAATAATACAGAAAGAAGAAACGAGAGATGGATGGCTCGTGTATGGGATACGAGGGGAAATGCATCCGAAAGTTGTAGAGGTTAAAATTTGCAAAAGCAAAAGAGAAGCAAGAAAGCAAAAGAGAAAGCTGCATAATGCAGGAAACAATAAAAGAAAAATGAATGGACAGTCATTAAAAAGATTTATAGCAAAAGAAAAGGCTAAAAACAGGTGTCCGATTCGGACACAATGAAATGATGCACTACTGGTAGTGACCAGTTGCAATATACCACAGTAACTATTAACAAAACGCATAAGAAACAAAGAAGTCATGTATAAGCCATGATGAGATCTATTAGCCTACTGCCAGAAAAGGCAGCAGGCAGAAAGGAGAACAGACAGCTTAATTCTTTACCTGAGAGATTCTTTTAGCAACTATTAACAAAGTTTTATTATACATTATCAAGTTTCTGTTTATTTATAACACAATCATTATTATTTTTTTACAAATCACAAACCACAAACGAAGAATCACAGGGATTTAACATGATTAGACAAAAAGAAAGAATCAGTGATCACGGTTAAATACACTGCATCAGGTGAAGAATTAAGCTGTCTGAGAAAAAAACTATGCAGTACACAGAAGAATTTAAAAGAGGCGTCGTAAGAATGTTACTAGCGTCAGGAATGACGAGGAGAGAATTTGCAGCTAAAACAAAAATAACACTGATGATATTGAGAAAGTGGGTAAAGCAGTACAAAGACGAAGAGATAGAAAAAGTAGACGTTAACAATCGCAAAAAATACAGCGAAGAATACAAAAAAAGAATTGTAACTCAAATGTTATTTGACGGAATAACATACAAAACAATGGCAAAGAAAACAGGAATCAGTCCACAAATGTTAGAGTACTGGGATAACAAGTATCGATACATAATAATTGCCGATCATGAAAAAATGATAAACAAAAGAAGAAAGAAAGTTAAAACAGGAGCAACGTGGCACCGATACGGAGCAGGAGCAGGAAGGTACGAATAGGAGAAAAAACATGAGTGATGACTGGAAAGAGCAAAAGAAAAGACAAAAAGCTATCTTCACAGCGCAACAGAATTTGCCATATGAAGTGAAAGTAAGAAGGGCAGAGTTAAGAGCAAGAGAGTTCATACAGGAACTTGATCGTAGAGGAATGAATGCACATGTAAGTGTGGGCGGATTAGATAGCATCGTGCTTATGATGTTTCTGAGAAAAATAGGAATCAATGTACCAGCAGTGTCAGTATCATCCCTGGAAGATAAAAGCATCATCAAAGTGCATAAGCAACTTGGAGTGATTTCGGTTCAACCAGGAAAACCAAAGACAGAAATCTTACAGGAGTTTGGCTTCCCGGTGATAAGTAAGAAGATTGCAGGACGAATTGACACGTTACAGAATCCAACAGATCGCAATAAGACGGTCAGACATGCGATTATAACCGGAGAATGTGGAGCACAAGGACATTTTGCAAAGAACAGCCGAATGAAACTGCCAAGAAAATGGCTACAGCTGTTTGCAGGATACGAAAACAAGAATGAGGGTGTGAATTATCAGATCGCACCATTCAAGGTAAGCAATAAGTGCTGTTTATACATGAAGGAGAAGCCATGTGAGATATATGCAAAGGAAAACAATAGCGCACCATTCTTAGGTTTGATGGCAAGCGAAGGCGGACAGAGAGAAGAAGCATTAGTGGAGCATGGATGCAATTACTTTGGAAAATCAGTGATCAGATCAGCACCATTTGCACCATTCTTACGACAAGATTTACTGCAACTTGCATTAGATCTTGATGTTCCAGTACCAGAAATTTATGGAGAGATTGCAAGGAAAGCAGACGGAACATTATATACGACAAAAGCACAAAGAACAGGATGCTCAATGTGTGGATTCGGAGTACACCTGGAGAAAAGACCGCATCGGTTCGATATGTTAAGAGAACGTAACGAAAAGGAATGGGAGTTCTGGATGTATCGGTGTTGTGTAGATCCAGAAACAGGAGAACGATTCGGATGGGGACGTGTCTTAGATTACATCGGAGTGAGATGGGAAGATAAGTGGGAACCGGAGCCGGAGCAGTTGGAATTTCATTTTTGTTAAAAAGGGAAGGAGACAGTGAAGAATTATGCTGATACAAGTCGAAGATAAAACGATTTTGAATACGCAATGTATACGAGATATATGGATTTACAAACATCAGTTCAAAGATAATGAAAAGAAATACTATGTTGAATGTGACATGACAGGAGGCATGTCTAAAACTGTTAAGACATGCAATACAAGAGAGGAAGCAGAAAAAGCACTAGAACAGATACTTAATCAGTACGACAGAGGACAGAGAGTCATTAAGATCAAGTAATTGTCAAAGAAAGTTAAGGAACAACTAATATATCAATTATGGAGGAAAGAGAACATGACAGATTCAGATAAAGAAGCATTGTATGCATGGGAAAGAGATAGAATTTTCTCAGAAGATTATAAAGGGACGTTTGATTCAATTAAAGAATGCATTGAGGATGCTAAATCAGAAGGATTTAAGCCTGGACAAATGATTTACATCGGAAAATGTATAGAACCAGATATTAGTTGCGGAGTGTGGTTTGAGAGAGTGTTAGAAGATGTACAAGATGCAATGTATTCTGATTACGGAGATAATGCAGAAGATTGGGATTTGTCCGTAGGAGATATAGAAGAAAGACAAGAAATATATGATAAATACGAGGAAAAATTAACAGATCTAGTAGAAGACTATATTAAAGAGATTGGAGCAAAACCTAATTTTTACGATGTTGTAGATATAAAGCCTATTATTATTGAATAAAAGGAGCAATACATTCAACAAGTTGCTTGCTGCAAGTTAAGAAAAAAATGAAGCATCCGGTTGATCTCTGTCCGTAGTAACCAACAACCTAAGATTGTTGTAAAAAAGTCGTAGTAATAGTCGTGGTAGTTGTGGGTTTCGGGATGATCTTAAGCGACAGGACGTAAAAAGATGATCACATATGCGGACAGAGATCAGCCGGATGGACTGAATTATATATAGGAGGGATGAGCTGTGACAAGAGAAGAAAAGATATACGAACTACGTTGCTTTTGCAATATGCAAGATGGATGTGATAAGTGTGATCTTGATGAACTTTCGATTAATTGTGCTTTTAGCAAAATGGATGATGAAAAGATCAACGAGCTTTATTATAAAATTAGATCAGGAGAAGATATCACAAAAGAGCATTCGAAGACCATTGCTGAAATTACAGGAGCTGCAAAAGAGAGGAATGAAGAGGAAAAAACATGCCTAGTTGTACAATGCGCAAACTGTGGAAGAATACATGTGTATTTAAGAAAATGGAGAGATGGAGATGGGTGTACTTTCTGTGGAGGTGGACCGTTTCAGATATTAGGAGATGCGATTGTGCTTGAAAACGAGGTAAATACAATGGACGAGAATAACTTAGGAGGTAGGATTAAAGGTTTATTGAAAAAAAGAGGATTGACACAGAAAGAGCTTGCTGAAAAAGTTGGTGTCACTGAAGTTTCCGTGTCACGATACATCAGCGGAGAACGAACCCCTAAAGGATTAGTTATTGCCAATATGGCAAATGCGTTACACACCACTTCTGATTACTTATTGGGGATAGAAGAAGATATCACGAAGAAACAAAAAACTATTGCAGAAATTACAGGAGATGCAAAAGAAGATAGCGAGAAAAGCAAAACGGTAACAGGTATCCTGAAAGAAGTAAAGCAGGAAATGTGTGATGGTTATTGCAAGTACCCAACTATTGTAAATGACAGAGAAGATCTGTTTGCAAAAGATGGGCCTTGCGTGGAATGTCCGTTAAATAAATTGTAGGAGGGGAAAATGAACAGCTTATTGACTAATGTACTAATTGTAGTACTGATAATGGATTTGATAAAGTACATAAAAAGCGAGGTAAAGAGTGAAAAAATCGAAAGTTTAAAGTGGCTAATATTTGCGTTAATAACGGGAAATGCATTGCTTTTTGTTTATGTGAACGAGATATTAAAAAATATACGATGAAAGGAAAGACAAATGGGTTACAAAGATTGTCCGTGTGTTAGATGTGATCATAAAGCAGAAGGAGAGAAGAGAGTAGCATGTAGGAAGAAATGCACTGAATTTGTAGCATGGAAGCTAAGTATGGCAAAAGAAAAAGAAAAGGAGAAAGAGAACAAGAATACAGTCTACTCAACGACAAGAGGAAGACTGTACAGAAAGAAATTAATGCAAGAAAAATCTGGACGAAAATGGTGACAGAGAGGATGAGAAGAATGACAGAGCGAGAGCAGAACGAGAAGAAAAAAGAATACCTGAATCGTTACAAAAATGCGGCGAAGAAGTACCAATCGTTAAAAGAACAAGAAGAAGAATTGATATTAGAAGTAAACGGACCAAAGGGGATTGAATACGACAATGTTGGAATGCCGAAGGGCAGCAGTAGACCGTCTGATATATCGGACTACATCGTAAAAGTGGAAGAGTTCTTAAGAAAGATCGATGACAAAAAGAAAGAAATGCAGCAGATCAGGCTAGAGATCGAAGAAAAGATTGCAGATGTAGAGGATGGAACACAGAGCAAGATACTGTATCTTAGATACATCAAATTTATGAAATGGGAAGATATATGCGTAGAATTAAATTGCAGCTGGAGACAGGTGCACAACACACATTCAAAAGCATTAAAAAATTTGAACATTGATTAAAAGTGTGCACTAAAATGCATAGAAATGCACACTTTGTTTTGGTAATATGTATCATGTAATTGATTAAAACGAAATCAGTTACACATGATCACTTTTTTCTTGCATAAAAAGAACCTGGCAAAAGCTGGGTTCTTTTTACGTGTTTGAAAAAATGCAAGATATGGCAAACGAAACAGGGCAGCAGATCTTGTTTCCTTTTTTACTTGTAACATGGAGAGAAGGTAATTGGTTAATTGAAAATCATATGATCAGCGCAGTGATCGGAGTTCCTGATAGATTGTTCTTGAATACTTCGATCAAGAAAGGAGAAGAACTTGAATGAGGACATGAAGATCGGGGCTATATTAGCTCTACAAGGAGTAAAAGAAGAATTAATGACAGTAAGAGCAGAATTGAGAAGAAAAGGATTTGATCATAGAAAAGGATTTACAACAATTGAAGCATATATAGATGATCAGATGAAAGAATTAAAACAATGTTTTAACTAAGGACCTCTAGCTCAGCTTCGAATCCAGATGCTGCAATCTTTTTTGTCAGACTCTGACAAAGAAAGGAAGAAGATGATGACAGAAAGAGAAATCAATTATGTAAAACGTTGTGTGCGTGAGAACATACATCGCTTCTATACATGGACGAGATGGAAGCATGTAAGGAAAGAAGTCTTGCAGCTTGACAAAGGAGAATGTCAGTTGTGCAAGCAACGAGGAATCTATACAAAGGCAACAACAGTCCATCATGTGAACTATGTTAAGAAGCATCCAGACAAAGCTCTTGATATCTGGTACACATTCAGAGGACAAAGAAAAAGAAACCTGATCAGCCTGTGCCATGACTGCCATGAAGCGGTGCATGGATACAGAAAGAAGAAGAGAGCTGAACCGTTGACAGAGGAACGTTGGTAGATTGCAAGAAAACGGAAGAGACACCCCCCCCCGGGTCGAAAAAATTGGAAATTAATTCCGATACCGGAGACCGGTGGGTGGACTCGACAATCGAGATTTTTGCCTCGCGCACGTGAAGGGGGTGGTCAGAAAATGGCAAAAAAACCAGCAAAGTACAGAAAAATCAAGGCAGATCTTCAGGATCAAATGGAGAGAAATCAGACACATGGAGAGCATTTTTCTGACCTTCTGGACGATTATATGTCATTTTATGAGACGAAAAACCTGTTAATCCAAGATATTCAAAACCGAGGAGTAACGGTCGAGTACAACAATGGCGGTGGTCAGAAAGGAGTTAAGAAAAATGAAAGCATCGAACAGCTCTTAAAAGTAAACACTCAAATGTTGAGGATCCTGGATTCCCTCGGAATCAAAGCCGTCCAGGAAGTGGATGGTGATTTTGATGACGAATTGTAAAATCAATAAGCACATTCAGGAATGGATTGACATCGTTGAAAACGGAACGTACAAAACGTGTGAAGATCAGAAAAGACTGATAAAGCATGTCAAACGTTGCTTTGCGACGGAAGATATTTATACGGATGACGAACAGCTTGAAAAGTACATTAGCTTGATCAAATATTTTCCGTATGATTACCTGATGCCGTGGCAGAAATTCGTGATCGGTCTGCACGACTGCACGTACTGGAGAGAGACAGGGATGCCACGTTGGCCGGATCTGTTTTGCTTGATCGGACGTGGCGCCGGAAAAGACGGAACGATTGCATGGGAATCTGTCTGCCTTGCATCGCCGTATAATCATGGGATACGAGAGTATGACGTTGATATCTGCGCAAACAATGAAGAGCAGGCAATGAGACCTGTGTATGACATCATCAATGCATTTGATGAGCCGAAGTACAGGAAGAAATTAAAGAAATTCTTTTATTGGACCAAAGAACAGGTCAGATCACTGAGAACAAAAGCCGTGATCAAAGGGCGGACGAATTCGCCAAAAGGAAAGGACGGACTGAGATCAGGTATTTGTATCTTTAACGAGGTTCACCAATACCAGGATTACAAAAATATCAACGTTTTCACAACGGGGCTTGGAAAGAAGAAACATCCACGGCGATCTTATTACACGACAAACGGAGACGTAAGAGAAGGCGTGTGCGATGATCTAATCGACAAGTCGGAGGAAATCCTACAGGGGAACGAACCAGATTATGGGCTACTGCCGTTTTTGTGCCGCCTTGATTCGAAAGAGGAAGTAGATGATGAAACAAATTGGCCAAAGGCAAACCCATCACTTCCATACTTCCCGAATCTTCTTGAAGAGATCCGAAAGGAATACAGGGACTGGAAGAAAAATCCACAAAGATTATCTGCATTCATGACAAAAAGGATGAATATCCCAGACGGATCCAGCGAGATCAAGGTAACAGATTGGGAAAACATCGCAATGACAAAAACAGAGATTGTGGATGTCACGCAATGGCTATGTACATGCGGCGTTGATTATACAAAAATCACAGATTGGGCATCTGTCAATCTACATTTTAGGGACGGAGATCAAAGATATGATATTAATCATTCATGGATATGCAGCCAGTCAAAAGATATTCCAAGATTAAAAATACCGTGGAGAGACTGGGCGGAAGATGGACGAATCACGATCGTTGATGAGCCAGAGATACATCCACAGATCATAACAGATTACATCCAGAAAATGAAACAGCGTTACAGAATTGAAATGCTGGCAATGGATGATTATCGATATACCTTACTAAGTAAGTATCTGGAAACAATTGGATTCGATAAGAAAATCTATAAGAACCTGAAATTGATCAGACCATCCGACATCATGCGAGTGGTCCCTGTGATAGATCACTGTTTCGTAAATCATTGGTTTCATTGGGGCGAAGCTCCAGAGCTAAGATGGGCGACGAATAACACGAAACTAGTCAGGCACAATCGAAAGATTGGACAGCCGGATGACATGGATTTCGGCAATTATGTCTATGGAAAAATCGAAGCAAAGTCACGAAAAACGGATCCATTCATGGCATTAGTTGCAAGTATGGTAGTCGAAGATGTATTGCCAGAGAAAGCAATCACGACGACACCAAAGATTAAGATTTATAGCTATTAAAGGAGGTGATGCAGCAGTGGGATTCAAAGACTGGTTGATCCAGAAATTTGCGCCACCCAAAACCGTAACGGTTGAGGAACTCATAAAAGATGAGGATGTGCAGCAGGCGATCAACGAGTTGTACTTAAAAGAATTGGCGTTTTGGACGTGCGTTAACAAAATCGCAAATGCACTATCAAAATGCGAATTCAAAACATATTACAAAGACGAAGAAAAGAAAGAAAAGGAATGGTATCGCTGGAACATCGAACCAAATCCAAACCAGAACGCAACAGCATTCATTAATAAATTGATCGGTATGCTGTACCGTAGAAATGAAGCACTGGTTGTAGAAATCAATGGAGCTCTATATATTGCGGATTCTTACCAAAAAGAAAGATACGCATTGCGCGACTATGAATTTAAAAATGTTCTGATCGATGATTATACATTGTCGGACGCGTTTTACATGTCAGATGTATTTTTCTTTGAGTTAAATTCTAAAGACGTAAAGAAATACATTGACAACATGAACGCGTCGTATAGCAAATTAATGAGCTGTGCATTTAAAGCTTATCAGAAATCACGAGGTAGCAGAGGAATCCTGAATATCAGTGCAATGGCACAACAGGCACAAAACTTTGATGAAACGTTCGAAAAACTGATGAGCGAACATTTTGCAAATTTTTTTAGAAAAGACAATGCAGTACTTCCGCTGTTTGATGGTTACTCCTATCAAGACATCAGCCAGAACAGCAAGACGTACTCAACTGAAAATACGAGAGATATCAAGGCGCTGGCAGATGATATATTTGAGTTCACTGCAAGGGCTTTTTCGTTTCCACCAAGCCTTGCAAAAGGCGACGTGCAGGACACAAGTAAAGCGGTGGACGAGCTTCTGACTTTCGTGATTGATCCATTGGCAAAGATGATCACACAGGAGATTAATCGAAAGGAAGGAGGGTATATCAATTTTTCACAAGGGAATTATGTGAGAATTGACACAACAACTGTGAAACACATTGACATATTTGATATTGCGACACCAATTGACAAGCTGATCAGCTGCGGAGCGTTCAGCGTGAATGATATCCTTGAACTTCTTGGAAAGCCAAGAATCGACGAGGACTGGGCAAACAAGCACATCATCACAAAGAATTATGCAAACGTAGAAGATGTGCTTGACGCAATGATCGAGACAGGAGGGAACATTGGAATCTAAAACGTATTGGCGGTTGGAACCGTCACAACAGGCAGCAGGGCCAACTAAATTGTATCTGTATGATGATGTAACCAAATACGGAGGATTTGACTGGTACAGCTGGTCATACAGCGAGTCGGAAACATCTGCGAACTATTTCAAGGAAGCATTGGAAGAAATCCAGGATGGTTCAGAAATTGAATTACATATCAACAGTAATGGCGGTTCTGTATCAGAAGGTACTACAATCTACAATTTGCTGAAACAAAAAGATTGCACAGTTACAGGAATTGTAGACGGAGTAGCACATAGTATTGCATTCCTGGTCTTACAGGCGTGTGACAAACGAATCATGAACCTTGGCACATCTGCACTTGTGCACAACATGTGGATGGAATGTTACGGAAATGCGGAACAGTTGAGAAAATGTGCAGATGATCTTGATACATTAATGGAATCAAACAGGAAGGTATTCCTGGAACGTGCAACGATCGACGAGGCTACACTACAGGAGCTTATGGATGCAGAAACTTATCTGACGCCAGATAAAGCATTAGAATATGGACTGATTGATGAAGTTGCGGCATCGAAACAGAAAGACGATGGAGATGTCCAGCAAAAGGCAATGATGCAGCAGCTCCAGGCAATGCGGCAGCAGATGAATATGCAGACATCGTTGAAAGAAGATCTAAAAAAACTACAGCAAGGATTGAAAGATCCAGAACCAAAAGAGACAGTAAACAAATTTAAGAAATTTTTTGGAGGAAAATAATGGCGATTAAAAATCTAGACATGTTAGAAACAAAAAAACAGGAAATCTTACAGCTGATGCATGAAGCAATGCAGCAGGACGATCTGAAAGCATTTGATGATGGTTTCATGAAGTTATGTGAGAATATTCAGGAAGCAGTACTGACACAGGCAAGATCAGAGTTCAGACAGAGCAATGATGCAGTAGTACTTGCAACAAGGGGAGTCAGACAGCTGACAACAGCAGAAACAGAGTATTATCAGGCAGTCATGGATGCAATGAAATCCAACGATCCAAAACAGGCACTTGGTAATCTTGATGTTGTAATGCCAGAAACAATTATTGATTCTGTATTCAACGATCTGGAAACAAATCATCCATTATTAAGCAAGATCCAGTTCACAAGTGTGACCGGGCTTACAAGAATGATGATGAACACTAATGGATTCCAGAAAGCAGCATGGGGCAAATTAACAGATAAGATCATTCAGGAACTTAATTCAGGATTCAAAGAGGTTGATGTAACACAGGATAAATTATCAGCGTTTATTCCAATCTCAAAAGCAATGCTAGACCTTGGACCAGAGTGGTTAGATAATTACATCAGAACAATCCTGTACGAAGCACTTGCAAATGGATTAGAAGATGGAATTGTAAACGGAACTGGAAAAGATGAACCGATCGGAATGACAAAACAGGTAGGGGATAACGTTACAGTAACCGCTGGTGTGTATCCAGACAAAGCGGTTGTGAAGATCACAAAATTCGACAACATCCAGTTAAACAAACAGGCTGCGATCCTGGCACTAAATGAAAAAGGACAATCTAGAACAGTGACAGACCTGATCCTCCTTGTAAATCCAAGTGATTACTACAGCAAGGTTATGCCAGCGATCCAGTACCCGGCACCAAGTGGTGGATACGTGTCAGCACTTCCGTTTGACATGAATATTATGCAGAGTGCAGCAGTACAAAAAGGAAAAGCTGTTTTTGGAATTGCAAACCTTTACTTTATGGGAGCTGGAATGGGAAACAATGGAAAGATCGTTTACTCTGACGAGTACCACTTCCTGGAAGATGAAAGAGTGTATCTGATCAAAATGTACGCTCATGGATTTCCAATCGATAACAATGCATTTATTGTATTTGACATCAAAGACTTACAGCCAGCTTACTACAAGATTGAAACTGTAACAAATACAGCAGATGTAGATGATGCAACGCTTGCAGATTTAAAATTCTCCAACAAGAAATTTAACGAAGCGTTTGCAGCAGGAACCACAGCATACACTGTGACAACCACAGATGCAGGCAATACGATCACAGCACTGCCAGCGGATGCAACAGCAGATGTTGAGATTGAATTTAAGACTAAGAAGTATCCAAACGGAACAAAACTAACATGGGATGCTGGAGAAAATACTGTAAAAGTTATTGTAACTGATGGCGCAGAGACAAAAACATATACGATCACAGTCACAAAAGAATAGGTAAAAGCCTATGGAACAGTTAATTGAAGACGTAAAAAATTATTTAGATATAACATGGGATATGGATGCCAGTGAGACACAAAAGCTCACTGGCATTATTACCAGAGGGAAAGCAGCGCTTGAAGGAAAAATTGGTACATGCGATTTTGAAAACGAAACAGTAGAAAAACAACTATTGTTAGATTATTGCATGTATGCAAGAAGCGGTGCATTAGATGATTTTTGGAACAATTACAAAAGTGAGATCATTTCGCTACAGATCGGAAGGTGGGCAGATGCCAAGAATAAAGAATCATAATTTCATTACGTTCAACGACGGCATCTTACAGATCTGTGAGCTGTCAGAACGAAAGATTGTGAAGACAAAAATGGACAGAGTCCGCTATGGAGATATGACAGTCGGCATAAAACGTTTCTGGGATGCAAAGGTTGCAGGAAACGACATAGAGAAAACGGTAGCAATTCCAAAGATCCAAGATATATCAAGAATGGACCTGATCATGATCAATGGGAAACAATACAAGATAGAGCAGATACAGGATAAATTCGATCAGATGCCGCCGTATCTGCTTTTATCATTGTCAAGATCACCAATTGCGTATAAGGATGTGAGATAGTGGAAGCAAAAGATTTAGGAAAAGCAATCAGAAAAGAGCTGCAAAAATACGCAAAAGTTGAAAAGAAAGTACTGAATGAAGCAGTAAAGCAGGCAACAAAAGAAGCAGTGAAAGAATTAAAAACAACATCACCTAAAAAAACAGGAGATTATGCAGGAAGCTGGAGAAGCAAAACAGAAAAGAAGACAACGGGAGATTCTTCTACGATCTATGCAGGAAACGGAGAATACCGTCTGACTCACCTACTTGAAAAAGGTCATGCAAAACGTGGCGGCGGTCGTGTATCTGCGATTCCACACATCAAAAAAGTAGAGCAAAAGGCAGTCAAGAAGTTGGAGGAAGAGGTGGTAAAAGGATGATGAGCAAAGAAAGAATTGAAGAAATGCTTGCGGAAACAGGACTTCCGTTCCAGTACCATCATTTCACAGAGGAAAACGCAGTTGATCCACCATTTATCGTATGGCTAAACGAAGAGAGCGCAAATTTCTATGCAGACGGCGTTGTGTATGCAGTGATCGACGCAATGAACATTGAACTATATACAGACGAAAAAGATCACGAATTAGAAAAAAGAATCGAAGAGATATTTAAAAACTATAACGTATCCTGGGAAAAGGAAGAAACGTACATCGACAGCGAACAGATGTATGAAGTCCTTTACCAGATGGAGGTGTAACATGGCAGGAAAAAATAAAATTAAGTACAATCTTAAAAATGTACATTATGCAAAAGCTACAGAATCAGAAGGAAAAGTAACATGGGCAACACCAGTAGCGATTCCTGGAGCTGTATCCTTATCTCTTGATCCAGAAGGAGATACAAGTACATTTTATGCAGATGGACTAGCTTATTATGTATCAGTCACAAACAACGGATATTCTGGAGACCTTGAAATGGCATTGATTCCAGATGATTTCAGAGAAGATATCCTTGGAGACACGAAAGATGAAAAAGGCGTGTTGACAGAAAATGCAGAAACTAATGTTGCAGCATTTGCTTTATTATTCCAGTTTGATGGAGATGTGAAGGGCATTCGACACGTATTATACAGCTGCAAAGCAACAAGACCAACAATTGAAGGAGAGACAAAAGAAGATACGATTGAGCCAAAGACAGAAACACTGTCATTAACAGCTTCTCCGATGGCTGACGGTAAGGTAAAAGCTAAAACGACAGACGATACAGATGAAACCACATATAATGACTGGTATAAAAAGGTTTATGAAAAACCTGTGGAAGCAGTATAAGGAGTTTACGAATGGAAAAGACGATCAAAATTGATGGGAAAAATGTAAGATTGAAGTCCAGTGCAGCGATTCCGAGAATGTATAGAAATATCTTTCAAAAAGATATTTTTAAGGACATGATGGCATTAAAAAAGGCAATGGACCGAAAGAAAAAGCATGGGAATAACTTACCAATTGAGAATTTGGAAATGTTTGAAAATATTGCCTATACGATGGCGAAACATGCTGATCCGAGCCATGTACCGAATAACATTGGGGAGTGGCTGGATCAGTTTGATACATTTTCTATCTATCAGGTATTACCACAGATTTTTGAATTGTGGAACTTAAATAATAAGCAATTAGAACACACAAAAAAAAAGAACGAGACATCGACAGAGAAGTAACAACAGCATTATTTCTTTTAAGATGCACGCAAATCGGACTATCCATGAACGATCTGGAGACACTTACGATAGGAATGATCATGGATATGGCAATTGAAAACAAAAATGATGATTATGATTATCCAAACAAAGCAGGACAGCAAGATTTCGACAGATTCTGATTGATTCATAATAATTCATATATTATAATAAATATATGGAGGGATTGCGATGGATAAGATTGGATTAGTAGATGAAGGAAAATATAAAGCCTTTTATTCAGCTAGAGGAAAATGTTTGTGGAAAGACTACGGGAAGAAATATGAATGGAAATATATCTTTCTAATGCTTATCGTATTTTGGCCAGTCAGTGTATATTACGGAGTGAACAAAGATAAGTATATGAGAGCTATGACAGGGAACATTAACTGGGCTGGAGGTATGAAATATGTTCATATTCTGGCAACATGGTTTTTTAGCGTATTTATGACTGCTTTGTGGATGTGGATCATATGCATCATTTTCAATATTAAATAAATGCAAAGAAAAAGACATCGGAAGGTGTCTTTTTTTGATGCGTTTTTTGAGGATGACAGATGGCAAGAGGAAGAAATATAAAAGGAATCACGATTGAATTAAATGGTGATGCAACAGGACTCGATAAAGCACTTTCTGGAATCAACGGGAATATTAACAGTCTTGAAGCTCAATTGAAAGATGTTGACCGTCTGTTAAAATTAGATCCTAAAAATACGGAACTATTAAGACAACAGCAGACGCTTCTTGCACAGGCAGCAGAGGAAACAAAAAACAAACTGGAAATGCTGAAAAAAGCAAATGAAGAAGTGTCAAAATCTGCGGATAATTATGACGCATGGAAAGCAAAGTATGATCCAATCCAGAAAGAAATATCAGAAACAAAAGAGAAATTAAAAGAATTACAAAATGAACAGCAGAACATGAAAGATGCAGGGGAAGTGAATACCGAAGCATACAGTGAACTGCAAAGAGAAATATCAGAAACAAAAACAAAATTATCCGGATTAAAAACCGAAGCCAAACAGGTAACGGAAGAGTTTGGAACTCCAATCAATCCAGAACAATACAACGCACTGCAAAGAGAAATTGTTGCAACAGAGCAAAAACTTGAACAGCTTGGGGAAAAATCAGAAACAACATCAACAAAACTCGGAGGTATTTGTAAAAACCTAAGCGCTCAAACGTTTATGAACGCAGCGGATAATTTGAGCGGAGTTGGCGAGAAGATCAAAGAAGTTGGAGCAAGTGCAGTAGAATCTGCAAATGATATGCAAAGCGCACAGCAAAAGATAGCATCAAATCTTGACATCTCAAAACAAAAAGCACAGGAATATGGAAAAGTTGCACAGGAAGTTTTTGAGCAAGGAGTTGTAGAAGATGCAAATGAAGCGGCAGACGCTATTATCGCAGTAAAACAAAACATGTCAGATTTAAATGACACAGATCTGACAAAAATCACATCACAGCTTGCAATAATCTCCAAAAGAACAGGAACCGATGTAAAAGAAAATACAGTCGCAGCCGGAAAGCTTATGAAAAACTTTGGCTTAACTGGGAAACAAGCAATGGACTTGCTTGCAGCAGGATATAAAAATGGATTAAACTCATCGGATGATTTCACAGATACGATCAATGAATATTCACCGTTATTCAAGAATGCCGGATATTCAGGAAAAGAAATGTTTCAGCTCTTGAAAAATGGAATGGAAAATGGCGCAATGAATACTGATAAGGCAGCAGATGCCTTAAAAGAGTTTCAGATTCGTCTTGGAGATGGAACTTTCAAAGGAAATATTAATAGCTTTTCATCAAACACAAAGAAAGTGTTTGGAGAGTGGGAAAAAGGAAAAGCAACAGTCAAAGATGTTGCCTCCAGCGTTGGAAAAGATCTGAAAAAGATGTCACCAAAGGAACAACAGGAAGCCTTATCTACATTATCCACACAGTTTGAAGATTTGGGTATTGATGCATCAGTTGCACTGTTTGGTGTCGGAAATGACTTTGATAATGTAACAGGTAAAGCGAAGCAGATGAGCGAACAGACACCTGGAGAGAAGTGGGAAGGAGCACTTAGGAAACTACAGGACAGCCTGATTCCAATTGGAACTCAGATTGTCACAGCATTACAACCAATAGTTAACGTTATATCAATCATAGCTCAAGCGTTTGGATCATTACCAGGACCTGTACAGATAGTCATCTTGGCAATCACAGGATTGATTGCGCTGTTCACAACACTGGCGCCAGCAATAGCTGCTATTATAACAATATTTACAACACTTTCAGGAACGGCGCTTGTACCATTTTTACCGATCATAGCAGGAGTAATTGCAGCAATCACAGCGGTAATTGCGATCATAAAAAACTGGGGAACGATTACGACAGTCATTGGAAACATATGGAATACCGTGAAAGGTGTTGTGTCTAGTGCAGTGAACACAATAGGCAGTGTGATCACGACAGTATTTAATGCAGTGAAATCATTCATATCTATTGTGTGGAATGGAATTAAGAGCGCGATTACAACAGCCGTCAACGGAATCAAAGCAGTGATCACAACAGTATTTAATGCGATCAAGACAGTAATAACAACAGTGTTTAATGCAGTAAAAACAGTTGTAACGACAGTGTGGAATGCGATTAAGATAGCAATCACGACTGTAGTAAATGCGATCAAGACAATCATCACAACGGTATTTAATGGAATTAAAAGTGTTATTACTACTGTAACAGGAACGATTAAGAGCGTAGCAATCGGAGCTTTTACAAAAATGAAATCCGGAATCAAAGCAGTTGTATCAACCTTGGCCGGAATCGTGAAAGGTCCATTTAATACAATTAAAGGATTTATACTCGGCCTTGCAAGATCCGCCTATCATTGGGGATCTGATTTCATTAACGGCTTAAAAAACGGAATCTTTTCAGGAATCAATAAGATTGTAGAAGGAGTCAAAGGATTAGCCGGGAAAATCAGAAGCTTCCTACATTTCTCACGACCAGACGAAGGACCGTTAAGAGATTACGAGACATGGATGCCGGACTTTATGGACGGACTTGCAAAAGGAATTGACAAGAACGTGTACAAAGTAAAAGATGCAATGCAAAGTGTTGCAGACCAGATGAATGCAGGCATCACAACAAACCTGAACGGATTGCAGCCGGCAGGAGTGAATGTGAATCTGAACAATGCAGTAACTGTACAAGTCGGAAATCACGAATTTGATGCATACATCGTCAAAACGGCGGAAAAAGGAATTAATAACAACAGGATCACAAGCAACAGATTCAGAGGACGTTGATCTTGTCAGACTCTGACAAAGATAGGAGCTAAGCATGTACTTGATAAAGAGAAACAAAAAAACAAACACAGAAGCCGGGGTGCTGGTAAAAGAAAGGCCAGCGATCCCGGCGCCAGAGTATCGTTATGAGACGATAGAAATACCAGGAAGAGACGGGGCACTGTACTCAGAAGAAGAATTTGTTGACGACATTACGATCAAGATCACATTCGTATTTGCAGCTGATCCAGCAAAATGGCAAGATCTTTTCCGCAAGGCGAGAAAATGGCTGCTTGATAAAACGGACAACAAGTTAATTCTTGAGGACATGCCAGGCTATTATTACAAAGTGAAGCATACAACAATAGGCAGCTCAGAACGAGAGGTAAAACAGGTAGGAGAGTTTGAAACTGAATTTATTTGTGAAGGACATCAGTATCTTGCTTCTGGAACTTATGAGTACGAAAAACAAGAAGTGCTATACAATCCTTATTCAGTTTCGCATCCAACGTATCTGATTACGGGCAACGGCAGATGTACATTAACAGTGAATGGAAATGAATTTGTAGCTGAGGTTGGCCAAAACGTAACAATTGACACCGATCTGATGCTTGCGTATAGACAAGACGGCAGAATGATGAATACATCCGTCACAGGAGATTACCAGGAACTGTACTTAAAAGAAGGGGATAACACAATAGAGATAACAGAAGGATTTGGCTTGAAGGTTATACCAAACTGGAGGTGCTTATGATACAAATTTATAAGCCGGACAATACGAATTTTGATAAAAACGGAGACATGACATTGATGCCGTCTAAAGCAATTGTACACACTATTTTGAATGGGACGTGGACGGCAGAACTGTCGCATCCGATCGATGCAGGCGGTCGCTGGAAATACATTGAAGATGAGGCAGTCGTAAAAATGCCAAGCTTTAACGGAGATCAGTTGTTTAGAATCCGAAAAAAAGAAAAATCAGACTCGCAGATAACGGCATCACTTGAACCGATCTTTATGGATGCAAAAGATGATTGCTTCCTGGTAGATGTAAGACCAACGATGAAAAACGGTCAAGAAGCTTTGGATATCATGACAGCAGCAAACAATAAGTACTCTGCAAGCTCTGATATCCCCTGGGTATCAGTTGCGCACTATGAATATATGAATTTAATCGAAGCTATCAACGGCGACGATGAAAACTCGTTTATAAATCGATGGGGCGGCGAGATCTTGTTTGATAATCATACGGTGATTATCAATAAAAGAGTTGGCGGCGATTATGGCGTAGAATTGAGGTATGGGAAAAACATAAAAGCGGATGGACTGACAGAAGAGATCGATACCAGAAATGTTGTAACTAGAATTTACCCAAAGGGATACGATGGAGTAACGATGTCTAATCATGGTTACGTAGATTCGCCACTAATAAATAACTATCCAACAGTAAAAAGTGCGACAATAACATTTGATAATGTGCGGATGAAAGATACGACAAAAGAGGAGGAAAACTTAAAACAGCTTGGGGAGCTGCAAGTGAAGCTTGTTGCAAACGGCGTCAAAGAAAGAACGTTAAGAAGAAAGCATCAATTGAATAAGGTAAAAGAGGCTGATTACGAGAAACAGCTGGATGAGATCTTGACAGAAAGAAATGAGATCAAAAAGGAGATTGAAGATCTTAAAGCAAAAGGAGAAGAAGAAGAACAGGAAGCAAGGGATGAAGCGATCAAAGAAGGATGGACAGTGTGCGAGACACAGGAAGAACTTGACGCTGCATTAACAAAAGAATGCAACGATCAGTTTGACATGGGACTAGATGAGCCAACAATAACAATTGATGCCGATATGATCCTTTTGCAAAACACAGATTTGTACAAAGACTACGCAGTGCTTGAAGAAGTGTCGCTTGGAGACACGATCCCCTGCCGACATTGCAAACTGGATATTAATACAGATGCAAGAGTTGTAGAAATGAAGTACGACTGCATCAAGAAAAAAGTAACATACGTAGTTTTGGGAGATTTTGAAAAACAATCAAATTACTTTGACGATATTGCGGCAAGCATCAACAAGATCGATGAAGCAATTCGGTCAGATGGATCACTCGTTGCAGAAAAAATCAGAGGATTTATAAACGGAGCAATGACAAGCCTGAGAGCACAGTACAATGTTGCGAAAAAACAGGATGTCATGGCCATCCTGTTTGAAAACCTGGACGAAAGCAGCGAAACATACGGAGCACTTGCAATTGGTACACAGGGACTAATGATAAGCAAAAGACGAACAGCAGACGGAAAAGATTGGGAATGGACGACGGCGATCACAGCAGCAGGAATGATTGCAGACACGATCGTGGCTGGACTGTTAGCAGATCAAACAGGAAGAAACTATTGGAATCTGAACACTGGAGAATTTGTCGCAGGCAATGCGACAATAAAAAATTTATCAGGAAACGATTCGATCGAGATCGCAAATGCGATTATGAAAATTGTAAATAATAAATACTACACCGGAAGAATCGGATCAAATAATTTACGAGATCACGAAGATGTAACAGGACTTGTTTTTGAATTAGAAGATGGCGATTATATGTTCTGGGGAACAAAAAACAGTGATGGTTCAGGGTATACGCCGATTATGGTATACACAAAGGGGAAGTATATAGGATTAACAGGAAAAGCATTAAATGTACTGTGCAATCTTGACATGAGTGGCAACAAAATCCTGAATGCAAAGATAGACGGTGGTTACAACGGGACAATTCAGTATGTTAGGAAAATAACACAGGATTCGTCTGGGAAACTAAAGGCAGATAATGCTGGTCTCGTTGTGGAAAATGGAATCATCACAGGTACTGTAGGATAGGAGAATGGCAATGGTAGATAAAACAATAACACTTGATTTAACAAGCGAGGGCATCAGACAAACAGCAGAGGTTACACAAGGAGATACCGGCCGCGTTTTAAAATGTAACATTATAGGGCTAAACCTTACAGGGATAACAGCAAGATTTATTGCAGTAAAACAGTCAAAAAAAATAATTTACAATAATTGCGAAATTTCGGAAAATGCAGTAATTATAAAGCTGACAGAACAGGCACTTGCAGAAACAGGAATCACAGAATGCCAGATTGAATTATCGAAAGATGAAGAGATCGTGCAAAGCTTTGTATTTAATTTAGATGTAAAAAAATCTTTATTAAAATCTGCGACAGTCAGTGAAAACGAACTGGGCGTACTGGATGATATACAGAAGGATATTGAAAACCTAAAGCAGACTAAAGCAGACAAAAACCAGTATGGAGCACCACTATCTGCAAAAACAGCAGCGGAAATGACAGACACATCAAAGATCTACGTCTATTACGGATCAGAAGCAGGTTACGTCTACGGAAACTGGTACGTTTATACGAATGGAGCATGGAAAGCACAGGGAGAGTTCCAGGCTGCACAGATTGCAGATGGAAGCATTTCAGGTGAAAAAATTGCAGATGGAGCAATAACAGAAGATAAGATCAGTGACAGAACAGTAACAGGGAAGAAACTTCAGTATCAATCAGTTTCTACGGATGAATTAAAAGATAGCTCAGTATCGTCAAAAAAGCTGCAAGACTCATCTGTGACATCTGAAAAAATTGGAAATCAGGCAGTAACAGAAGATAAGATCAGTGATAATTCTGTAACAGAAAGAAAAATTAAAGATGGATCGATCACATCCGAGAAGATGGCAAACGAGAGTGTGACAACAGAAAAAATCGCAGACGGAGCTATTAAAACGAAAAAAATCGCAGACGGGGCAGTATCATTTGATAAGATCAATGAAGAATTCAGGTCAAGAATTATCGATAATGAAAAAGATACAGATGCTTTACAAGATGCAATTCGGCTACTTACGAACAACATAGAGTTGCTGACAAAAAGCTCGAACAATTATGCGAATGGTTTCCGGATGGAAGATGGGAAGTTATACCTTACAAACAATGGCGAGATCATAAGCGACGGTATCACAGTAGGAACTGGATCAGGAAGTGGTGGGCTTGCTTTTAATTCTGGGTATATGAGCGAAGATGGATATCTACACCTGACACAGGACGGGACAGACATTGAAGGATTTGATCCAATCTTTATAGGGACAGGCGGGGGATCTAGTTCCGGATCCAAACTCGTATTTGCAATGTACTCGCCGGCGGCATTTTCAGTTTTACAGACAAATGGAACAGCACCAATCAAGTTTAAATTCTCATCATTGGACGCAACGACACAGAACCAAACAGGAGCTGGAAACTTATCAATCTATGTCGGAGGAATCCTGAAAGAAAACAAAACAATTGAACAGGGCGACAATATCACATTGGACATTTTTGAGCATCTTTCAAGCGGCGCCAATACGGTCAAGCTTACAATGACCGATACATATGGAGCAACAGCGACAAGAACGTTAACGATCACAATGGAATCATTTACGTTAGACTGGAATCTTGGAGACACCGAGAAGAACAGTGGAGCGTTGACAATTTATGTAACGCCAACAGGATCAGGAGTAAAAAGAATTTATTTAATGGTAGACGGCATCCAGCAAAGTATGCAGGAGGTAACAACGACAGGGCGAAGAATTGTATTTAATACAACACTTACAGCTGGAGCACATGAAGTAAGTGTATATGGAACAATGTCACTAAATGGTGTGACATTAACATCTGACACACTGGCATGTGCGGTTGCACAGGATGGCGGAGGAACAGTAATTGCAGCAAAACTGACAGAGAAGAAAGTGGATCAATACGCTACGCTGGCAATTCCTTACAGAGTATTAAGCTCTGCAAATCCGGCAACTGTAAATTTTTACGTTAATGATACACTACAGTCAACCGAAAACGTTGACCAATCAGAACATGTCTGGAGCTATAGAACAACAGAAGCAGGAACGCTAAAACTTGCAATCGAGTGCGATGGAAAGAAATGGGAAAAGACGATTGAAGTCTCTGCATTATCATCTGATATCAGCGAGATCACAGACAGTCTTGTATTAAAGATTGATCCTAACAAGATCACGGATTTGAAAACGGTCAGCGGTCTAGCACTTTCTGAAAATTTTGACACACACAATGGTGGATTACAGACAGATTCAGAGGGAATCAGATGCATTAAAGTGGTAAAAGGCGACAGGATCACATTGGATTATAAATTGTTTGGAACAGATGCAAGAAAAGACGGACGAAACTTTAAATTCATTTATAAAGTTGAAAACAGTTCGCTGTTTGACGCGCAAGCGATTACGTGTATGAACAATAACATTGGGTTAAGTATGAAGGCTAATTCAATGACAGTGAAAACAGAGCAGACAACGCTTGAATATCCATTATGTGAAGGATACAAAACAGAAGCAGAGGTAAACATTGAACCAGATTCAGAAAACCGATTGATGATGCTGTGGGAAAAGGGGACACCAGCGAAAGCAGCGATATATGCAAGCAATGACAACTTGAAACAGACAACACCAACAGGAATCACAATCGGGTCTGACGATTGCGATGTGATTATTTATATGATCAGGGTTTACAGCAGAGATCTTACAACAGATGAGATCAAGGCAAACTTCTGTGCAGACGGAAAAGATGGGGCTGAGATCACGGCAAGACATGACAGGAATCAGCTTTATGATTCCTCTGGAAACTTGGATCCTGATAAAGTTGCAACGCTCAATCCAGGTCTGCACGTTTTCACGTGGCATGCTCCGAATGTATCAACGGCAAAAAGCCAGAAGATCACAGGAAGCGTTACGCATAAATATGTAAAAGGCGGCGCAGCACATTCATGGACAGCAACAAACGTAGAACAGAAGGCACAGGGTACATCATCCCTTGGATATGTACAGGCCGGATGCAATGAAGACTTTAATTTTAAAAATGGATTTGATCTTGAAGATGGAAACCACGTTGACACATATGCCATGACAGATAATTCTATCGGGGTTAATTACCTGAATTTTAAAACTAATGTTGCATCACAGGAGCATATTAATAACATCCTGGTATCTGACTGGTACAATACATATCAGCCATATACACGACCAGCAAAGCAAGCGAATAAAAAGGTAAGAGAT